TGTTCTTTAAGTTCAGGCTCAACTCGAGCAAACACATTTGCTGTTCTTGCCATAATCATCGCCTCCTTCAACTGTATTCTACCACATGCATTTTCTCTTCCTGCTCATTCTCTACAGGTTGCATTTTGGTCACTTCACTATGCTCTGAAACACCCATTATATCCTCAATCTCTGCCTCTATCTCTTTAATATCTATCTGAAGATTTGTTATGTACTGTCCTGCATTTCTATAAAACTCCGCCTGTTGTTTTGCAAATGAAACCCAGTCATTCTCTTTTCCATCAAATGGAGTATAGTTTCTTTCTTGTACCATTGTTTCTTCACCACCTTTATCATTAAATGTCGGTTCAATGCTATATCTTTGCTTTGTATTTTGGCTATTATAAACCGTTTCATATATATCTTCTCTTTGCAATCGCCTGTCTTTAAGTACACAGTTTTCAAACAACTCTTCATACTTTCTAGGTTTGTATTTTCTTGTTTCCAAACCTTTGATACATTTTAATGCCTGTTTTGCCTTAGCAGCATTCGCATTAGTTCCGAGGTTGTTTTGAAAGTATTCAATTCTTTGCAGTTCATCTTTGATGTCTCTTCTATTTTCCCTGCATACCCTTAACAGTTCAACCAGATCCGCAGCCTCATTATCATCGGTTTCACATAATTCAATATAATGAAGAATATCGCAAATCTTCTGATCTATATCTGAATGTTTTTTTGACAGCTCGTCTCTATAGTCCTTCAGACCTTCTACAAGATATGTAAAATGTGTAAGATATTCTGCCCAGTCCATTTCTGACAATTCATACGATGCAACATTCTTTTCAATCGGCTCTGTTACCTCATCGTATGTGAGTTCCTTTATTGGCGAAACAAATTCATCCTTAATATTTTCTTCCTGTTCTTCAATCTGTTCCCATAGGCACCTCCTATTCTAATGTTCCATCATTTTTACACACTTCGTTTATTTCAAAAAAATAAGAACCAGTAAGAGTTTATCTCTTATCTGATTCCTATTATAAAGACCTGGGTGTCCCATAAACACACCTTGCATATCGAATTTTTGTTCTCATTTTTTATATTGTTTTATCAATCTATCAATTTCAATGTTCATCATTTCGACAACATTATCCGGTCCAACAAGTGTTACGCCTTCACCAAGACTAATAATCCATGCTAAAAACTGTCTGCTGACTGCGACTTCCACATTGACAACAAAGCGTTTATCATCCAGCCTGATCATAGATACATCTTTACCAAAACGATCTATCATTACACCTGCAAAAGAGTTATCACACTCGATACGCACCCATTCCTCTTTTCCTCCATACATTCCAAACATTTTTCTGGCATATGCAGCCATATCAAATGATTTAAAAACCTGTCGTCCTTCTCTTCCTTTCCCATTTGATTTAATATAAATCATTTTATCTACACGAAAATGTTTAATTATCCCCTCAGAACTATCATATGCTATGAGATAATAATTCTCATCATCCCATGATAAAGACCAGGGACTGACCTCATAAAGTGATCCACCGTGCCGAAGCTCCATTTTTTTATCAACGTTCCACTGGAAGTACTGGAATGTTATCCTTGAATTCTCTGCTATTGCTGTATGTATCCGGTCAACATTGTAATAAATGCTTTCATTCATTGTCTTTACACGACCAGCCACAAACACCTGCCTATGTAACTGAGATGCTTCGTATTTGCTTGCAAGTCCCTCTATCTTTTTTATAAGTTCATTTGATTTCTTAGCCGTGATAAATTTTGCAGACTGTACAGAGTCAACCAGTAATTTTAATTCTGCCAATTCAAATTGCCTGTTTCCTATATGATATGAATAAGTCCTATCCTCCTGCGTTCCGATAACATCCAAACCATATACTCCGAGATTTTCAATGTCATTGTATAAGCTCTTACGTTCAGCACTTATATCGTATGCTGCAAGTGCATCAATAATCTCTGACATAGTAATACTGTGCGTTTCATCTGTTCTCTCCAAAAGGATTTTCATAAGATATATAAGTTTCAATTTCTGATTTGACGATTTAGGCATATCGCACCTCCAAACTACCTTTCCCCCTCATTCGCATCTTCCATCTCAACCTGTTCCTCACCAGCCCCATCTTCAAACCTCACACAGATCACTGCCTGTGGCCAGTTGACCGATACATACGCCTGTTTTCCTTTTACACTGGCCTCCTCATCAAATACCACAAGTAATTCTTTTAGGACTTCTTTTGTCAGATAGCCTCCACGCCAATGGAAAAGTAAAATCCGGTTCTTCTTAACGGCCTGCTTTGTACGGTTACGCACCTCATCAACAGTTGTCCACGATAATTTTTTCTCGCGATAATAAAAATGATCACTGTCTGTGCACTCCGGCACTTTCCATATCACCGGCTCATGGTCCCTAAAAATCTGTTTATCCGCCAGATTTACATAATCATAACGGACAGCATCATCCCGTGATAATGTGTTATCAAATGTCACATCAAGATGATAATATTTTCCGTCGATACGAATCACATTCCATGCATGACGATATTTAATTCCCTTATCGGGGTTTGCATCTGAAAGAGCAACAATACACCAGATACCAAGTTCATCGCAAAGTATTTTCACAGCTTTTGCCATGCCTTCACATACTGCAACGCCATTGCCAAGAGCACCTATGATTTCGTGGGAGTATTCCTTTTTAAGCTTGTCGTACTTCACATTTTTGACGATAAAATCATGTATGAAAAGTTCTTTCTCTTTTTCACTCAGTTTCTCAGCCAAAAGCGCAAGCTTTTTGACGCGGGACTTCATTGCCAGGCGATGTTCTTTTATCTTATCCCTTGTAAAAAGATACTCCGGTATGAGTTCAACCATTGTAGAATCAGGATAATATCTGTATGTAAATTTGACAGAATAGAATATTTCCGGGCAATCCATACGAACCATAAAATATATATCCGCCAGCTCACGGCTGCTTAGTTTAAGCACCTGAAACGACTCCTCCATTTTGAGAAGTCCCTCCTTCACGGCGTAATAAACTTTTTTCTGTTCTTTATTTAATTGATGATAGTAATAATCTTTTGCGGTTAAAGTCATGATGTTCTCCAGCTCTATTGGTATTACCGGCGGCTATTTTACATAATAAACATAGTTTTCTTTTCTCGGTGCCGGCGCATTGGCAGGTGCGGCTGCATATCCGATTGCGCAATGTCCAATTCCTTCATAATTGCCTTCAATGCCAAGATCTGCAAGAATCTTTTTTCCAAAGTCCGACTCGAACTCTTCTTTTGCCCTGTGAATCCAAATGCTGCCAAGTCCCAGGCTTTCCGCCGCATTCATAAGATTTCCCATGACAAGGGAACCGTCATACTGATAGGTTGGTATGTCTTTGTCTGCAAGAACAATCAGAATTACAGGTGCTCCATAAAATGGATCTGTCGCAGTCCCCATAATCTTTGCATTTTCTGCAGATAACCGGTCTCTTAATTCTTTGTTCGTCACGGCAATAATGATCGGGCTCTGTCTTCCCATACCGGTTGCCGCATAGGTACCAGCCTTTACGACAGCCTGGATATCTTCTTCTGATACCATTCTTTCCTTGTCAAAGTTTCTGCAGCTTCTTCTTGTTTCCAATACTTTTAATGTTTCGTTCATTGTGTTATCCTCCATTTCTATTGATCGGCTCAGATATCTGATTTTCCCGCCCTTTACCACTCCTGAAATCCACACAGCTTCGCCGACTCATACACTGGTTTTAATATATTGCCCAGCCTCTCCGGAAACTGCCCATCGTCTAACCCTTCTGCATAAAGACTGTTTCGGACATCCATATTATTGATATGATATTTTGCACATTCCTCAAACTTTGCTTTTGCAACCGGGTTATCGTCACAGATACGATAAGCTTTGTATTCTAACAGCGCCAATGGTTCATAATACTCTTCCCACCTAGGAAGTTTGTTCCCCTTACTGCTGTTAATCGTTTTCGTCGTCGGACTGAGATTCCAAAGTTCATCATGTGCTACAAACTGCCATGGGACAAAATGATCAATAGATATTTTTTCTTTTGACAAATTTATCTTTCCGTAAATATCTCTGATCGATGGATCTAACTCTATGAGTAAGTTCCAGTAGTCCGTCACTTTCGTTAAATTTCGTTTCTTCGGTTTTGCCAATTTATCTGCAATACCCGGCACGCTAGGATTCCGATCCTGCAAATATCCGATCAGATTATAATTGACCCAGTCTTTTAGAATCTCTTTATTTCGGATCAGATACTCTGCCCATTCATCATTTACTTCCACCCTTGTATCCAGCTTTTGAAAATCCATAAAATAATAAAGCAGGTGCTTCTGCCTGTTAATTTCCGCAATTTTGCTTTTGCCCGGAGATTTAATTGCCGGGTAAAACGGACTCTGCAGGCAATACGGAACATTTACGATGAGTTTTTCTTTATATTTATCGATCCTCGCATTTTCTGTTGTTCTTAAAAATTCATGGAGTTTTCCTTCCTCCACGGTAGAGGCCAGCTTATATTCCGTGGAAATATATCTTACTACTTCTTCCAGGTTGTCTGTCGTATTGCAGGGACCAAGCTTAAGATTAAATTCTGTCACCATATACCATGCGTGGACGATCATTTCATCTAACAATTCATTATAAGTAAATGATGTTTTTTCCACAGAAATTTTATTTAAAATTGCAAGCATCCAAAAATATTTATAACAGTTAAATACTCTGTTACGGTCAAACAGCCGGCTCAGATAGCCAATATTTAAATTGTCACTATACGGCAGATTCATACGACAGTCTCCTTACCCTTTTTATCATTTTTCCCCATGACTTAGATCATACCATCCCCTTTAAGAATGCTGTATCATCTCATCTCCAACCTTCTCAATCAGCGTTACATCCGCCGGCAGCCACTCCACCTCGCCTAATTGCTCCCGCGTCAGCCACCTTGCCGCCTCATGTTCCTTCAGTACAAGCTCACCTTTTACAATTTCACACCAGAAGCAATCCATGGACAGATGAAACGTAGGATAATCATATTCGATCGTATCTATGAGTTTTCCCACTTTAATTTCTGTATCGAGTTCTTCCATAATCTCTCTTTTTAAGGCTTCTTTTGGAGTTTCCCCTTCTTCAATTTTACCACCCGGAAATTCCCAGCCGCCTTTTAAATCGCCATAGCCTCTTTGCGTAGCAAAGATCATTGGCTCACCTTGTTCATTTGCTGCTTTTATAACTGCCGCAACCACTCTGATTACCTTCATACAACCTCCACAAGTATTCTATTATGGCAATTTACGCATTGACAATGTATTCATAAATATCTTCCCGAACCGGCACATCGAGGATCCACTCTATCTCAACGGCTGTTTTCTCTGTATTTGCCATCGTAAACTCTTTTGCATTTCCACTGGCTGTCATGTGACCAAGATAATAAAACTCTTTGGAAATCTTATCATCCTTATTTTTTCGGACAAACAATTCCACCTGGATTCCTCTTTCTTTTGCCTTGAGAAAATTCTGTACATCTTCCGACTGCATACTTCTTCCCGATTTGGAAATCGCGATCAAACGGTCCCGAAAGCCCGGAACAAAATGGTCTTCGTACCTTGTGGTATCGCTGATATTCTCCGCTTTATCGTAATTGATAAACACCGGAAAAGTCTTTGTTTTTTTATCAAACTTATAACCACCAATATTTAATGGCACCTCATTTTGCTCCCAGTTAAGAAGACGGCACACATCTTCATATGTATATTTCTGATATAACACCAGATCTGTCTGCCCATAAGTCTTACTGTAATCTCTCTTGTAACGGCTGATTCCAAAATCCACAAGCTCTTTTAAAATATTGTAAAAATCATTGTTGGCAAGCATCTCGGCAAAAGATTTGGCTGGTTTATAATCCGAATCATCTTTCTCGATAAAAACACACTGCGCATACGTTTTCTTTCCCGATCCTGCCGGAAACTCATTTGTCATAACATGAATAATGTTCTCCTGCTGATCTTTACTCATCACTTTTCCATATGATTTCAGATCATTCTCTAACCCTGCAAACAAACCAATCTTTGAAATGCCCCGCGTATATACTAAGATTCTTTTTAGCAGCTGTAACTCCTGAATTCTTTTACCACTTGCTAACTTCTTTGAAACAAACTCAATGACTTTTTCTTCATCTTCCGATAAACGAATGGTATATTCCTTTTCATATTTCACAAGAAATTTGTAATAAGAACCAAGACTGTTATTATCAAAAATGCGAATGACATCCATCTCTCCATAATCATCAAAATCACGGAGTGCCGGAATTCTTCCAAGTTTATTTTTCAGGTTGTTATAATTTTCTTTGATAAGCTTAATATCACTAAAATTTGCATTGTCAACAGACGCAAATATTCTTTTCCTGCTTATTTCATCAAAATGAACGGTGGATGCTCCGGGAATTACCCTTCCGCCTTCCATAACATATCTCCGGATATTATCCTTGTTATAAGTGCGGTCTCCGGATAACGCAATCGGAATCATAAAATTATTGTTATAATTTCCAATGAAATCCAATATAACCACATACTCTTTTCCACTGGCTTTTCTAAGTCCGCGTCCAAGCTGCTGGATAAATACAATCGGGGACTGCGTTGGTCTTAGCATGATCACCTGATTTACCTCAACGATATCCACACCCTCATTTAAAATTTCAACCGAAAAAATATAGTCTAATGGCTGTCTATCTTCTGAACTCTCGTCCTCATTCATTGCCAGCCGCTCAAACGCATCCTGTCTTTCCTGTTCCGATGCGCTGCCATTTAAAGCAACGGTTCTGAAATTTTTACCGGTCGCCGGATTAATGATCTGATTGAACTTTGCGGACAGTTCCTCTGTTTCCTTTATATTGCTGCAGAAAATCAGTCCCTTCACTTTATCGCCGCTGTACCCATAATAATCTGCCTGATTCACAATATGTCTCACACGCTCATCACTTGTAAGCATGTTAAAATCTCTGGCTGCTTCCTCATCTCCAATCATAGACAAATCCGTAATCCCAAAATAATGGAACGGGCAGAGAAGATTCTCTTCCATCGCCTGCTGCAGTCGTATCTCGTATGCGATCTGATAATTGAAAATCTCATAAACATTTCTGCCTTCCACGTTATCATCACGTTTGTCCGGCGTAGCGGTCATTCCAAGCCATAACTTTGGTGTAAAATGATCCATGATTTTCCGGTAGGTATCTGCTGGGACATGATGTGCCTCATCCAAAACAATACAGTCAAATGCGTCTTTCGCATATTGAAGCAGATGTTCATCTCGATTCAATGTCTGAACTGTCGCAAACACATAATCTGCTTCATATTCATGATAACCGGCACCAACCAGTCCCATAGATACGGTATTTGCAAATACTTTCTCGTAAGATTTTCTTGTCTGTCTGGCAAGCTGGCCTCTGTGGACTAAAAAGAGAACTCTCCGAAAGCCAAGCTCACGCATTGCAAATGCAGAGGCATATGTTTTTCCTGTTCCCCCTCGTGTCAAGTGTGTGATGGGAAGTTTTTGAGAAAATTTCATTTTCTCAAATGGCATCTTTACCAATAGCAATATTTAATTGTAAAGGCGAGGTGCAGGAGTCGAACCTGCGTCCTTTACCAAAACTGGTACTGCGCCTCTCCGCTGCGCTATCCTCGCTTAAAGCGGTGGCGGGTTATGACTCCCGCTTTACAATCACCTGAGTTACACCGCTATACTATTTTAAATGAACTTATCAATATACGATATCAACATATTCCAATCAGCAACATTAACGTCCAAATCTGATATATCTGTTATTACTTTTGAATTATTATCATCCAAATTGCCTACTCTATCTACTACCATTTTTCCTTCATTTCTCACTAAATCAATTGGATCACAACTTTCGCTTTCACAAAGAAACTCTCTAATAGACTCAAAATAATAATTATCTGCATCCTTTTGTATGTTTCTAAAAGCATTTATAGACACATCGGAATCCAAAGCATTATGTATCATTTCATGCATTTCTCTATTTTTTATAATAGCATTATATAACTGATCTCTATGATTATTCAATGCCTCAGCAGTTGGAACATAACTTGGATTTCCTTTCTTACCTGCATTTTTGTTATAACATTCGTCAATATTATCAAACCCACATAGCTCTTGTATTAAAATATACTCTTTGATTTCATTCCTCAACTCATCATATTTCTTATCTTTCATGCCGGCTATATCAAAGAAATGCCATCTTCTTAAATTTGTCAATATAGACCTGCCATTTTTCCAAAGAGATGGAACTATTTCTAAATACAATGAATTTTTATAGTATTTTCCACAATCGCCTTTTAGACTACCATTTAACATTTCATTGCTATTCGGTTCTTTAATTTCGAAAGTCAATCTTACTTGTAGCAACTCTTGTATTTTCGGATTTCTATTTTTATAAAAAAAATCCTTTGCGATTAACATATCTGGTACTGCCTTTGTAAGAACAGAATATTTCCTTCTATCATGTTCTATTGTATTAAATTGACGAAAATTTTTACTATCTACAATATCATATTCATTCATTATTTTATTAGCAAGAATACTATCTATTAATGGATATACTATTAAGTCTTGAAAAGAATCTTCTCGAGGACTCATTTCAAGCAAATCAATGTATTTTTCTTCAAACCATGTCAAAGAATAATTTCTATTTAATAAATTTTCATTCAAATTATTTATCACCCTTTTCTCTCTGTATATTTCAACAATTATTTTTATCTGTTTGCTACATTTCTTACCCAAAAGTGATTATCAACCTTTCCCTTGGAAATAATATATTCTATCTGCTTACCTTTTTTATTTGACACTCTGCTTACTATTGCAACTTTATTTTTATACACTTCATTATCCATAGCCTCTGACAGTCGTTTTAAAATCAATTTTTCACATTCCTCATTTATATTAATTAGCTTGATTAACGATATATATGCATAAAATCTTACCTCACTGTTCTCATTCCGGCTGAATTCCAAAAGGGACTGTAACATATATTTACTATTTTTAATTGATAATCCTAACTTTTCACATTCTGTTAACAAGCTATATAAATAACCAAGTATTGTGATTATTTTTGCATCATCGTTCTTCGCAATATTAGAAAAAGCCTCTATTACCTCTAGCTCACAATTTTGATTAGTGAACATTTTCCAAAACTGAAATGCTATCTGCAAACTACTCTCATTGTATCCAGCTACCAACAAAACATCCTTTCCTTGCAAAAATACATCTATATTTTGATTAATATCCTCATTAGCTACTTTTACACATTTTGCATTTGGATATCTCATAAATATTATTGTTATTAATTTCCAAGCATCCATCTTGCTTGACAAAGTTTGCCTTTCCGCCATAAGTGTTCCTATTGCAGCCCTCAGGATTTTTTCTATCTCATTTACACGCACTTTTACTTTTCCCATAGTAAGAATATTTTCTATTGTTCTATATGGATTGGTAACATATTCACTATAACACCCACCCTTACCTTGCGTTTCATTCTGTGATTCGATACATTCAATTAGTCTATCAATGTGTATATTTGTTTCTTCCAAATCATGCTCAAAAACATTTAAGCTGTATTCTTTGTTGTAAAAGTGCTCATACTTTTCTTTAACCACTTCATCTAATAGCGAAACGTCCTCTCTTTGCAATCTTACATTCTGAACAGCTGCAGGAAGTTTATGACATTGTTTTCTAATTTCATCATCATTGATACATCCTATAAGCCACGACATATATCTATTTATTTCTGTAGTACCAATCTTGTCTAATCTAATTCTACTTAACAATCCAAAAATGTTGTCATACCATCTCCTCAATTTTTTCTCCTTAAAACAATATGCCACTTCCAAGACATCACTTTGCGAAATTCTATACTGATTTCTTTCCAATGCTGATAAATACACTTTTGATATTAAATCACCCGCATATTGCTCGTCTGCCCATGTTAATATCTCAGACTTCAAATTTGTTGCCATATCTTCAAACTGTTTATCACTAAAATATGAACCCCAAAAACCAAACAACAAACACAACGAATTAATCCTTCTATATTTGATTTTTATCCTTGACACAGCCTCTATCCAATCGCTTACATCTTCTGAGGTCACATTATCAGTACAGATACCATATGCTTCTATAAACTTTGATAATTTCTTTTCATCTCCCACTATCAATAATAATTTAATTGTCGTAACTAAAATCTTATGGTCCCTATATTGTAAACAAAGTCCTTGAAGATAAGATACGGTTTTTTCTCTAATCATACTAGTATGCACTATCGAACCATATAATAAGGCTGCAACATAAATATCTACAATTTGATCTAATATATAATCAACACCACCAAATCTAATTGTAAATGGTGACTCGATTGCATTCTCCAACATTCCTTTTGCCACATTTTCATAAAAATTGGAAGAAAATCTGTCTACTACAGGAAAGAAAACTGGTTCGTCACTTTCATTTATAACATCTTGCCCCTGTGGAGAATACTCTATAACATTACGCTCTTGATTGATAATAACATTCATATTTCTTAAATCAATTGCAATGTCATTTATAAACCATCGTGGGATTTTTTTTGTTCCCAAAGCAATATTCAGTGCTTTAACTAAATAAGATATTGCTTTGTTTATTTCACCGTTCCAATACGATTCCATTGCGTCCAATCTATATATTATTGCTTTTTGCAAATTCCCCGGTTCATGCATATCCTTGACATATTTTTTTATTCCATCAAAGTCAATATCTTCTACGGCTTTGTTTCCCAGAATAACCTCTAACAACTCACCGCAAAGTCTATCAAAAGTATCTATTTTTTTAGGATAATCTCGTCCAATAATGACTTCACTATTTAACAACCATTTAGTATAATTACAGCCCTTAAAAGCATCTTTATTCAATATTGTTCGAATATCGCCCACTGTGTTCTCAACAGGATTAGCACTATCTGTTTCAGCTTCAATACGTGCAACCTTTGCATTGCAATAACTCAGATATGTGTCAATAATATCGTTTATCACACTTTCATATGCAATTTCAGGAAACTTAGCAAACTGGGAAATCACTTTGAATTTTTCTCCATTCGGCATGCCTATTATTTCTTTCTGTAGTTCCGTTGCTTCCTTTTCATTCTCATCGCAAAATAAAAATAAGCTTTTCTTTTTTAATTCCCTTCCTCTCTTTACCTCTTTCATTGTACCTTCGCCAATTCCGTCTTTATTATCGATGAGAAAGACAATAATGTCGGATCGTTCAAGTCTTCTCATATATGATGAGACAACATCACTTGTTGTTGCCCCTTCTTCCTCAAACATATAAACTTCACACATTCCTGTTTCCAAAAGCAACAATCTTAATGCTTCCCTAACTAATGTGTACCTTCCACCACAATTAGAACTAATAAATATATTCACTTTTTCTTTTAATCTTGTTCCTTGCATATTTTACCCTCCAAAACGAAACCATACATAAGCAAAAATACTATACCAATGTTAATTATACCACCCCACTTCCATCTGCTCCACCAAATATTCTATCTTTTTCGACCTTTCCCACCTCCCCAAACTCATCCTTAAACTTCCACTTTATCTCCACCCTATCCTTAGCATACACGACAATCTCCTCCACAAAAGCATCCACCATTTCCCTGTTAAGTCCCGTCAATTTCAACTTTCCTTCCAGCATCTCCAGGCCTGCCACTTCTGGCACATCCACATCTGCCATTTTGGTAACTGCTGCCATCTGCTCTTCGATATTCTCCTGTAGGCGCTCAAGCATCTGCTCATATGTCTTACGCTGTTCCAGATATGTTTCTTTATCTGTCATTTCCAGCTTGTAGCTTTCATAAGCTTCACGCAAATCCTTTTCAATTAGTTCACGGCTATGCTCCATATCTGAAAGATGCTTCTCTGCCTGCTTTAATCGCTCTGCCTGTTTCTCCCGCTGCATATCCACAACATTTCTGGAATCTACCAGGACATCAATCATCATCTGAAGTGCTTTCTTCACAACGCTCTCCATATCCGCATCCAGCACACTGATATTGCATTTTTCATCAGTCTTGTCCAGATAATGATTTGCACAATAATACTTCGGTCGACCGGCATAAGTATGAGACAGGCGATGCCCACAGTTACCACAGATCATTTTACCAGTCAGGCAATGTGTTTCATGCTTTCTTTTGGCACTGGCACATGTATTTCCTTTTCGCATGGCAGCGACTTTTTCAAAATCCGCCTTGCTGACAATTGCTTCGTGACAATTTTCCACACGCTTCCATTCATCCTCTGGAAGTGCTTTGGCGTGTTTATCGCCAACATTCTCACTCTTGAATCGGCTGTAAACCATCGTGCCGGTGTACTGCTCATTTCCGAGGATTCTTCCTATTGCAACATTATTCCAGAGAGGCTTTTTCTCACGATATCTGGCAAGTTGCTTTTCACTTCCAGACTGCATGGCAATATACACTCCCGGCGTATCTATTCCATCCCGGTTCAGTCCTTCTGAAATTTTGTACATAGATTTTCCAGACAGAAACTCTTTGAAAATGCGCTTTACAATCTGACTGGCAAACTCATCCACAACCAACTTATGCTTGTCCTCCGGACTTTTCACATAGCCATAAGGAGCATAGGTAGCTATGTATTTACCATTGCCACGCTTTGTATCAAGTGTCAATGATACTTTGGAAGACTGTTCCTCACTGAAGAAATCATATAGAATCCCCTTAAATGCAACATCAATCTCACCGATACCACCCACATAATCTGCGCTGTCATAATTATCATTTATGGCAATAAATCGCACACCCATAAAAGGAAATATCTGTTCAATATATTTTCCCTGCTCGATATGATCTCTTGAAAATCTGGAGAAATCCTTTACAATAACACATGAAATCTGCTTTCTTTTCACCATTTCCAGCATTCTCTGCATATCCGGGCGGTCCATATTTTTACCAGAATAGCCATCATCCACAAACTCAACCACACTCATTTTGCGAAGTTCCTTATTTTTATTAATAAATCCACGGATAAAAGCACGCTGATTGGTAATACTGTTGCTCTCATCTTTTACAAATTCATCTTCCTTTGATAATCTCAAATATATTGCTATCTGCTCCATTCTATATCTCCTCTCCGTCTGCCATCCTGGCATACTCATCTTTAAAATTCAGATTAATTACCAGCCTCTTATCCGGATACAGGTAAATGCTGTCGACTAGAATTTTAATCATATTTCTATCCAGGGTAACCGCACTTTGAAAACGATAAATTGCTTTCAGCCATTGTATCTTCTTCTCACAAAATCTCTTCACACGCCTGCGGCTTGCCTCTTCATCCGATATCTGTCCCCGAAGTCTCATTATGGCATCAGCATTTTTCTCCTGCCTGTACTTGAAATCAGCCTTAGTAATCTCACCGGTAACATAAGACTGATATGCCTTACTCTCTTCATAATTCTTTCTGTCAATCTGCTTCTGAATTTTCTGAATACGCACATCATGATTTTTCAGTTCCCTGTCCATCACACCTCGCATGGAAGCCTCCGTCCTGGCACTGTCTGTAAGTACTGCAATTTGAGTTGTAAGCAGGTTATGCACTACCTTTATAAGCTCCTGCTCCATAATGGTACAGCCACACTGTTTCCCACCGAAATCATAATTGTATCTGCAGGAATAAAAATACTGGCGCTCCAGCACTCCGTCCTTCTCCAGGATTCTGGAAGCTAAAGGAATTCTTCTGCCACAATTTCCACAGAATAAAATTCCTGCAAAGATATCCTCTTTTATTGGCAGATTCTTTCCCCTGCCAGATGTGAAAATGCTTTCTTCCACCTTCTTATCCATAACAGCTCTTACCCTATCGAATAGTTCCTTATCCACAATCGCTTCATGTGTATTTTCAACCACAATCCAATCATTTTCATCCGTAGCATGCCTTGCCTCGTTATCATACAGGCTGGTACGCCTTTTCCCCTGTACCATGTTCCCAATATAAGCCTGATTTTTCAGGATGTTGGAAATCGTACCGGGATACCACGCCTTTGCCTCTGCACCTTCCTCCACATAGAGATTCCCTGTTTTCAGATAATCTCCCGGTAATGCAAGACGATACTCCTGAAGTGCTTTCGCAATCTCCCTGAGCGTCACTCCATCTGCTGCCAGTTCAAAAATCTGACGGACAACTGCCGCCGCGTCCCTGTCTATCACATACTTGCGAAGTGCATCCCCGCTATCCACCTTATAACCATATGGTGCATTGCTTCCGGTAAATTTGCCCCTTTCCATATCAAGCCTGCGACTGACTGAAACACGCTTTGAAATATCCTTGGCATACATGTCATTCACCAGATTTTTCAACGCTATTTCCAACGCCTTATTCTGGTTAAATTCTGCTTCCGTGTCAAAATGATCACTTACCGATATAAAACGTACCCCAAGAAACGGGAATATCGTCTCAATATAGTTGCTGGCTTCGATATAATCCCTGCCAAAACGGGACATATCCTTCACAATAATGCAGCTGATTTTCCCTTCTCTGACATCATCCATCATCTGCCCGAATGCAGGTCTGTCAAAACTGGTTCCCGACACTGCACTGTCAACATATTCATGGTATTCTGCAAATTCAGCCTTATCCTTGATAAATTCTCTTAAAATACTCAGCTGGTTGGCTATGGACTCCGACGGTCTGGATTTCAGTTCCACCGACAATCTGGCATAAAGTGCAACACGAAAGGATTTTCTCTGCTTTACAGGTACACCAGCTGTTACCGCTTCCGGTATCTGAACTGCATTAAATCTGTTCTTCGTTCTCGCCATTTACACCGCCTCCTTAAGCTCCAGCACTGGCAAACCATCTACCATGGTGTACACAGGTTCCGCATCTTTCTCATTAACGACATCAAACAATCCGGTAACCTTTTCCATCTCCTGACGATACTTAAACACAATTTCCACCCTGAAATCATCATAGATCAAAATTCTGTCAATAAATGAAACAAGTGCCACACGATCCAGATTTCCAATCACCAGACCTTCACGAAACTGCTCCAGATCCTTTGCCACAACAATTCCATTTTCATATATATTGCGGATGATTGTCTCCTGCTCCCTGATTGCCTGTTCAAGCTCCCGCTCTTTTGCCGAAAACTCCTCGCGGTACCTTGTAAACTGCTCTTTGCTGATAATCTCATCACGCAAATCCTGATACAGTGAAGCCTTAAATGCAGAACATTTTGTAAGCTCCTGCTTCAGTGCAACAATCTCTTTATCATGGGCAACGGCCTCATCATAATTCACATTCAGCTCATCCAGATGTGCCAGCACCTTTTCACAGTCGCACATACTGTTGATATATCCCTGTAATTCTCCCAGCACAATCTGATTCAGGTCCTCCTCACGGATGCAGTGACGACTGCAGGCATCTTTACCGTTCCGGTTATAATTAGAACAGATATAGTTGATATATTCCCTGCCCTTGTATGACTCCTTGCGATGAACCATACTGCTGCCACAATCACCACAATATAAAATTCCCGCATACATATATGATTCGTTTTTTCCAGCAACTGCTATGGTATCCCGACTCATCAGAATCTGTACTGCATCAAAGTCCATCCTGCTGATAATTGCTTCATGCGCATTCTCCACTACCACCCAGTCACATTCCGGTACTGCTATTTCCTTCTTAACCTTGTGACTGACAGTTGTTCGTTTTCCCTGCGCCAATGTTCCGATATACACCACATTCTTAAGAATCCTGGACACTGTCTGGGCAGACCATTTTGACTGTCCTGCGCCTTTAAAACTGGTACTGTATTTTTCTCCGCATTTTGCCTTATATTCCGATGGTGCAAGCACGCCATTCTTGTTAAGAATCCTTGCAATTCCTGATGCACTCATTCCCGAAAGCTTCTTTGCAAATATCCCCTGAACCACACCGGCTGCATAAGGATCCGGCACCAGATGATTCTTATTATCCTCTGCCTTTTGATAACCATATGGTGCAAATGCGCCGATAAACAGCCCATTTCTTCTCAAAATGCCCTGACTGGTACGAACCTTCATGGACGTATCACCGTTATACTGCTCATTCAGCAGGTTCTTGAAAGGAATGATCGTATGCGTCTCACTGCTACTGGCAGTCAGGCTATCGTACCCTTCCGATACCGCAATAAAACGCACATTATATTTCTTAAAAGTTTTCTGTATCAGCTCATCCGCACCAATACGCTCCCTGGCAAGTCGGGATAAATCTTTTACAATAATGCAGTCAAGCTTCCCCGCTTTCATGGATGCCATCATCCTCTGAAACTCCGGTCTGTCAAAATTACTTCCGCTGTAACCGTCATCAATAAAAATATCCACCAGCTTCAAATCATCATTGGCACCTATAAATCCCTCCAGCAAAAGTTTCTGGTTGGAAATACTGTTGCTTTCCTTCTTCTCCAGTCCATCAATATCTTCATCTCCCTGAGACAATCTCAGATAAATTCCTGTTCTGTATATATCAATCTGTTTCTTACTCATTACAATTCCTCCTATCGTTCTTCAACTGCTGTAAAAATAGCTTCTATTGATATCTAAGTGACGCTTTCCGTTCTATATAGCAATTCATAACATCCGTAATGCTACAGCTTCCTGCAAAGGTGGACTGAACAGTATATTTTCCATACCGTTTCGCCTTTCCCTGTTGTTTTGCATCATGCTGCGAACACTCCGTCACATTCCGCTCTTTCGTATCTGTTTCCTGCAAAATACACTCTTCTCCTTCCCTTCAAAAATGAAAAACAGCCTGAAAATGTCCTCCTTATGGCTAAATCATGCGACACAAAAACCGCTCTCCATAGTTAACAAAGTCTCTTGTTACATCTGCTGTAACAACCGCGCTACATATCACATTTACACACGAAAGCCGAAAAGCACAAACCCTACAGAAAAGCTAAATAACTTACATCTTTTCTTCATTCTGGTTCGATATTCATTTCAACTTAAACTGTTTTGACGTCATATATTCTTATAATCTCTGACGCCATACTCTGCATCCATACGATGTTTCCGTATGTAAATATGTATGTAAGCTTGCGCTTACTTTGTTGACCATGGACAGCGGTTATTATTTCATGGTGTCTCATCTGCACCGACATTTTCAAGCTGTCTTGCTGTCAACTATTCAATTAGAAAAACTTAACATTGGTCATCACGTTGGCTAGGCGTTCGCAATGTTTTACAGGTATTGTGGCTATTTTTTAATCTGTTTTCCTGCCACATGCTTATATTACATTCCAAGCAAATATTTGTCTACCACTTTTGAATATTACGGTGCGGCGGAGCCGCCAGTCCGGTGTGGCGAGCGCCACCTGCCCGGCCGCACG